CCAAGCACTTTCAGCGACAACGCCAAACAGCAAACCAACGTGCAGGCCAACCTGCCTAAGTGGAACGGATTCCGCTTTGCTCAGGTTTCAGGTGGCGAGATAACAGCATCTGTAGAGAAAATCTACGAAGGCGGAAAGTCTAGACCAACAGTCCTATGTGCCCCTTCGGAGATAGGTGACATCACGCTGACTGCTCACTATGACGATGATATGAATACCTCACTCACTGAAGCTGGTATCGGCCGTAAACTCAAGGACTTGCGTCGATACGTCGGAACAGCTTACTTTAACCTTACAGTATCTGTTTACGACTGCGACATCAAGGACCCAACCAATGACCGTATTTACACAAATGCGCTTCTTGTTGGAATGACTGAGCCAGAAGGTGACTCGTCATCTGGAGCTCCAGCCACCTTCGCATTGACCTTCGCAATCTCAGACGTAGACGCCGCCTAAATACGCTAGTTGCAACGCCAGGCAATATGTCTGTGCTAGCTTCTCAGCATGAGCGATAATCCACTGTACACAACCGAAGACTCCGACGACGTTAAGAGCAGCAAAAAGGCTGGTCAGCGTGATGGACTTACTTCTTCTATAAAAGAAGAGACACAACTTGACCGCTTGCGTTCTGTTGTCAAAAAGAAAGTTGAACGCCCTGTTGTTCATATTCCTGTCACGGAACGTGATGGTGTGAGCATTAAGGTCAGCCCAAACATTACCCAGTCACAGATGAAAAACTGGAGAAAATCTGCTGGCGAAGACTCACGAAACGGTCTTGATGCCACTAAATTTGCCTGCCTAGTTATTGGTAATACAACCATCGGCATCTGTATGGATGATGAGGAAATCTATGACGAGAGTGGCAATAATCTTAACTTTGCTCACCCATTAGTTTTGGAAATGACCGATACTACTCGTCCGGTTCCAGATGCCGTTCGTGCCATGTTTGGTGTTGACCCTCACATCGAATCAGCCGCTTTGGCAATCTTGGACGCCGCTGGATATTCAGATACTGTTGCCGCGGTGGACCCTACGAAGGAATCTTCGACGAACTAGTTGAAGATTCCATAGTCATCTCCGCAGCAAGACTTGGAGAACTTTTCCACGTTAATCCGTTGGAACTCATGAACTTTGACGATAATGACTGGTTGGTCCTTCTCGCCTGTGCTAAAGTAATAAGTAACGACCGCGAAGAGCAAGAGCGCAAGTCGAAGACTTAGGGATACTGCTCCCATAGCTTGACCGCCTTAGACTCACGTGATGTAAAAATCACTCTGGGCAGGCTATATGGCAGACGAAAATATTAATGTAAAAATTAAATTTGATGCCCAAACTGGTGAAATTCGCCGTGCGATTGCAGAAATTGCAGTTTTACACAAAAGACTAGACAAGCTTTCTAGCGGTAGAACAGACAAGTTTGCCAACAGCACAAACAAAAGCCTAAACAGCATGACCAGTGGCTGGAAGAGAAGTTTTGACGCCATAGACAAAGGCGCAAAGATGGCAGGCAAAGGCCTGACCAAGTTCTTGGGAATGTCAGTTAAGGGTGTTGTTGTCGAAATGGCAATACTTGGCGCAACAATGATTGGCATCCATGCATTATTTGCTGCAGGACAATTTCTGGTCAAAGCCTATAGGGGAGCCATGCAGATGCTTGCGTCAGGTGCGGCGGGGGTGGTTGTTGCAATATCTGCAGCCTCGGCAGCCATACGAGAACAACAAGCAGCAATATATGCCTACAGGGGCAAGGGTGCTCCAGCTTTTGGGTCAGCGATGAATCAGACCCGCATGGCGATGAGAAACCTGCAATCCGATGCCGCTCTGTCGAGCCTTGGCGTAGAAGCACTCAATAAGGCATATGGAAATATGTCAAAATCAATGAATACCAGCCAAATTAATCAAAGTGGTGGTGCAATCAAGGCTTTGATGGACTTTGGTTCAGCAGGTCAAGACCCAGCCAAGGGGCTTGAGCAAGTATCTGTAGTTATAGCCGCACTTTCTGATAAAAAGAAAAACATCAGTGACGTCATAACTGAGGCAAAAAAACTAGGTCCAGAGATGGAATCGGCTTTAAAAAAGGCGAACGTTAAGACAAAGAAACAATTTCAAGAACTCCTGATGTCTGGAGACCTTGCTAAAAAGGGTGGCGTCTCCGGTCAGTTTGACGCAGTGAACAATACTTTGATTAGTCAAATGAAAGGCTACTTTACCCGTTTACGTGGCGAATTCGCGGACTTTGGCGACATGTTTCTTGAGCCGCTAAAAACTGCATTTGCTCGCGTGTTTGACAAAGTCAGAACCGACTTAGCGCGCGTATTTGCTGCAATCCAGTACAGCTTTGGAGCAGAGGAAGGAATAAATAACTTTGCAAGCGCTATAGAAAAAGCATCTGGCTGGCTAGTGAAAATGATTCGCGAATACCTTCCTACTGCTGTTGGCATGTTCGACAGAATCGGTGACTGGTATACAAAATTCAAGCGTGGTTGGAATCTTGTTCTAGATGCGACACGTCCACTTATCGACGGAGCAAAGGTTCTATATAAGGCCATGGACCCGATATGGGATTCCATCAAGGGAGGCGCTCAAAACCTTACGCTTTTCAAGGACCTCCTGGAAGAAAATAGTTTTTTTGTTGAAGAGTTCGGTCAACGCATAGCCGACATCATCGACACCCTTTCTGAATACTTTATGGGCCTAAAGAAAAACTTTGCCCAAATGGCTCCATTTATAAATGACCTTTTAGCAGGCCTTAATCAGGTATTAAAAGTGCTTACGAAAGTAATGACCGTTGGAGCCGGAAGCGGTCTTGGGGCAGCGCTTGCCCCACTAATGGGTGCTGCTGTTTTGGGACGAGGATTGGCCGGAGTCAAGGGGCGCTTAATGCCCAAGTCCGGAACCCATACACAAACCATGAACGTAACGGCCAACAGTGTAAATATCGGCAATGCTGGTCCAGTCGGTTCCGGTCGCCTTTCTTCTGGCGCAACGTCAGCAGGAGGTAGTGGTGCTCCTGGTAGTTCTGGTACGTCCGTTTATCCGTCGTCAAGAATAGGAGGCGGAGCGTATCGCGAAATGAGAGATGACCCATCTCGTAGATTTTCCCAAAATATTAAAGACGGATATCGCATGGGGTTTCGCTCAAGTGGTTCAACCCAAAGACACACAGAAAGATTTACCAAGAGGCAGCAAATAGGACGAGGAGCTGGATATGCGGCATTTGGGCAACCCAAAGACCCGTATGCATCCCCGACCATTATGGGTCGTGATGGAAAACCTCAACCAAACCCTCAGTACAATCTTGCACAGTCTGCTCGTTTTCGAGCCGAACAGTCACTAAATGGTCGCTCTAGAGACGAGTTGCATCAAATTGCGACAGGCAAAGGCATTACTGGCATAACTAAAGAATCTACAAGAGAAGAAATAAATCGCCAAATACTTGCAAAAAAGGGCTCAGTTGCAGAATTCAAAAACGACCCTCGCCCTGTCGGAATCGGAACAGGCGTTTCAAACGACCTTAGACGTGCAGCAAACAAAACCAGGTCAGGCATAGATAGGGGAGTTGGTGTCGCTAGAGGCGGAATGGCTTACCTCAACTCTGGTGCGTACGACAGCGAAAAAGGTGAGTTCAGAGATGTAAAAGCACAGCGCGACGCACTAAAGAACAGAAGATTTGGCGTGAAAGGCGACGACGGAATAAGAAAAGGAGGAACTGACTCGCAAGGGGGCCTGAGAAAACTTTCGGGAAGATTAAATTACGCCCGCGATATGAACAGAATTACGCGTAACGACAGTAAATTCGGAGCAGGCACAAAGAAGTTCAACAACAGTATGGGTGGTCGCGCCGGTGTAGGAATAGGACTTGGAATGGCAAGTCAGTATGCCCCAGAAGAAATGCGTGGAGCCATGGCTCTTGGAGCAACCGTTGCCACCATTAACCCAATGCTTGGACTTGGTGTTGCTGGAATAGGTGGAGCCATGAAGGCTCAGGGCACAATGAAGGGTGCGATATCTGGTGCTGCTGGTGGAGCCGCTCTAGGCGGAATGCTTGGGCCACAAGGCGCGGCTATTGGTGCTGGAATAGGTCTACTTGTCGGCGGAATAATGGGAGCCGTAAATAAAGGAAAGGCTCAACTTGCTGCAGCTAAAGCGACAGT